CTATAGCCTCAAGTGGAACCACTTGTGTGCCTTATACCCAAGTCTGCCCGAATCATCCATATAAATAGTCTCTATTTCTCCACCAAATGGGCCAAACCCATCCTCTATCTCAATATTTATCGCCCCGGCATTAGTTAAACTCACACTATCACTTACAGTGGTCGTATCGGAAACGTTAATATCCCAATGGTCAAGAGTGACTGTCGGTTGATCGGTTATGGTTGAGACTGAGATGGTACTAGCTAGATCGCCACTAGATACCGAAGCAATAGCATCGCTTAAAGTGGCGGTTGAAGTAACACTGGCCTGTCCTGCGCCCCCAACACTGATTAAACTATCTGATATAGTAGAACTATCCGAGGTGTTTATCTCAAGTAAGTTAATTACCGTAGTAACGGTTGGGGCATCGGTGATCGTGCTGGCATCAGACACACTGACTACTCCCGCCCCACCTTTTGCAGTGATCGAGTCGCTAAGCGTGGAAACTGAACTTGCTAGAGCGTAATTATCTCCCGAAGCGTTGACTAATACCTGATCGTTTAAGGTTGAAGTGGAAGTAACCTGAGCTTTCCCATCTCCGGCTTTACTGGTGATATGATCTGATACAGTTGAGACACTTTGAACACTTGCAATAGCATTACCAGACTTAGAAGTAATGCTGTCTGTTAGGGTGGAGACGCTTTGAACACTTGCTTGGGCATCACTAGCTTTACTGGTAATTGAATCTGAGAGAGTTGAGACACTACTAACATTGGCTACGCCGGGACTGGCTTGGGAAGTGATAGAGTCCGTAAGAGATGAAGTAGAAACTACTGAGGCACTAAGATTAGTAACTTCGGTCGTTAATTCAATGGTAATAGACTCGGTGGGATTTGTAGAACCAACCTCATCCCCCATCGCATAAAAAGTAGCCGGACTGGAGAGGTTGTTATATTCGGTGGCGATCCAATCAGACGATCTGGCGGTATTAGAGACTCTTAATTCACCTACTAAACCATTTATGTAGTAAGGGTTGGGAGCGTAAACATTATAACCAGAAAAAAGTGCATCAGTTCGTGAAGATGGATTATTAAATCCTGTTCCGCTTTGGGGAGAACCATTGTTGATATAAATATAGCCAGTAGTGCCGCTTCTAACTGCGGTTATCCAATACCATTCACCAGTGTTAATGGCATTGGTTGATTTAAGAACACCCCCCCCAGCACTAGAATAAATAAATGCTTTACCATCAGCACTAGCAATTCCAGAGCTATATTGGTAATAAGCAGCTCCATCACCATGAACAAGAATAAAAGTATCTTGAGAATAATCGTCTAAGTTTATCCAACCCTGTAGAGTGTAATCTCCAGTAATATTTAATTTAGAAACTGAAGTGGCGGTTTTGACATACTGAGAGTTGGTTCTTTCAAAATCAATCGCCTTACCAAAGTCTCCATCTACCAAATCTCCTGAACCCATTGAACCAACTGAGGTCATATCGGCTGGTGTGGCAGTAGAATCGCCTATTGCCCCTGCCGGAGAATCATTCATGTGCCAAACACCCTGATAACCAGAGTTCCAGGTTCCGTTTATATCTTCTTGTGAGGTTGAAACACTGGAGTTCCCATACCACATATAAATTGTGGTATCAGCGTCACCGTCTAGAGTGGGAATACGGACCCAGAAAGCCACTCTACCCGTAGTGGATTCGTATTGTTCTATTTCGTGATCTAGTTGGGTTGTGCCAGCAGAATCAGAAGTAAAGATGATGTCATACCCACTTGAGTTAGTAACCTTACCCCCGCTGCCAATGACTCTTAAATCAGGTTCTCCCCCGGTCCCATCGTAAGTTCCAGAGATTAGCATGGGGAAATCAGTTAAATCTCCCGTTCCAGAAACTTTGGTGTTATCTATGGTAATTGATCGTTTATAACTATAGCCGTTAGTAAAAGCACCATTTTCAACTACAGCAATGTTATTGGGGGCGTAAGCGAATGAGATTGTGGGTGTGTCGGTAATCGTAGTTGTGCTTGAAAGATTAGCTTGTCCATCCCCACCAACCCCCATGATTTCATCTGCAAGGGTTGTAATGCTTGAAGTATCAGCTTGACCGTCACCCCCAATTGAAAGAATTTCATCCGCTAAAGTTGAGGCTGAGGAAACTGAAGGGTTGAGGTTGGAGATTGTGGTAATCTCATCAGCTAGAGTGGAGGTGGAAGCGACCGAAGGATTAAGGTGAGATTGAATGGTAATGCTGTCTGAAACAGTAGTGGTTGATTGGGTGGATAAATTAAGAGGATCAAGATTTACTAATAAGGTTTCACTTATGGTTGTAGAACTTGTTGCACTAGCGCTTCTATCGCTAACGGGAGTGATAATTTCTACCGTTGGAGTATCTGTTATGGTTGAGGTATCGCTAACTGAAATGTTTTGAGCATAAATAGGTTTAAAAGTAGCCGCCAAAGCTGTACAAACTACGCTCGAATAAGTCCAGGTAATAGTAGCCGATCCGCCAGACTCGGCCGCCGTCCCACAAGATGCAGTCTGCGACCCCATGTCTACTTCCGAACCAGAGATTTCCGCACCCGTAGAAACACTTAAAGAACTCGCAGTTCCACCTAAGGCCACCCCACCCCCAACCGCATAAGAACCAGAAGCTGCCGGACTAACTACTGCCGAAGCTGAACCAGTCCCCGTACCCGTATCATAGCTGTCATAAATAATAGAATTTGCCGAAGCGTCAATTAACCCGATGGCAGTAGCTTGTAAATCAGTACACGTTCCTGCCATCGTCACAACCACGTTATTAGTCGTTATCGGAGGATTGGCTACCCACCAAATGGATTGAAAGTCAGACCCTACTCTATATCTCCCCCCGGCAATTTGAGTTAAAGAAGTGGTGGTGTTGAAAGTAACCGAGCTTACAACCGAGTCGGTAGCACTGGAGTCATAACCTGTGACTACGACTACCAAACACTTCGTATTAGCAGCCGTAGTGTGGGAAAAGGTCCTACTGGTTACGTTGGCCCCGTTGCCGGAATTAGTTGGTGTGCCTAAAGTAATTGCCATAAAAAAGCTCCCGTTATCCGAGAGCCTCCTTAGTTGGTAATTTTTCAGTTATATTGATTTGTAATGGACCTGCCCGAGATTCAATCTTGGTTAAAGTGATCGTTAAAGGGATGTTGTCTTGAGCTTGATACCACCCGTTGATAGTTTGCAACACAAAACTCACCGCTTCTTCAAGGGTGTCAACTACTTTTTGAACTTCATTTATTTTTATTTCTAACACGTTTCTCCTTTGTTTCTTGATATTCGGCTGGGATTCCGCCTAGTGGGAATTGCCGACCAGTTTCGTCAATGTGTTGGCAAAATAGTCCGGTATCTACAAGAAATGGTGATTCCATCTTGTCAAACTTCGGCCAGCCAGCTTTGGTTAAAAACTTGCCTTTCATTACCCTGGTACAAAACTCCAAATCAGATGTCCCAACTTCTCCCATCCAAGTATGTAACTCTTTCTTGTAAACAATTCTGGCGGGTTCTTCAAAAACTCTCCGGGTTAATCTGTTTCCTACGGTGTATTCGGGCGACTCATCCCAAATCGCTTTTAAGAGTGATGAGTGAATTAAGATACACCCGGTGGGTACGCCATCAACAAAGAACTTAGTCCCCATCTTCCAATCTTTAAAGAATGAGTTACCTCTGCCTTTGTAAACGATAGGTTCCGGGGGTATGGATTTGGTAAAGTACAGTCCTGAAACAACAGGATACTTCTTATCCAACATATACTGGTTGATCTTGATAAACGCATCCACCGGAATAATGTTGTCCTGTTCTATCAGCCATAACCACTCAAACTTCTCTCTTAAAACTCTCTCCACGATCAGGTTTTGTGCGTCTGAAACTTGAAACCTTAAAGGCATAGAAGAGTTGATAAACTCTAAGTGTTCGGATAAAGACCAATTAGTCGGAATAACTTGGTTGTAGCGCCTCTGAACCCATTCGATCCGGACCAGTCCGGTAACGGGCGTTCCAATCATCAGTCTTTGCTTCCAAGCGCCCCGGTTTTCAAATAACTCTGATTTGTCTTGGTGAACCTTCATTTTTTTACCTCCACGTAGATAGTGTCGTTTCTAAAGATGGTCTTGCCCTTTTTCCTAAGTTTCTTGGGGAAGGAGAACTTGCCCAATTGCTTGACTGGTGTGTTTCTTCGGTAAACACCCACAAAACCTTCTTTGAATCCCACCGCTGTAATGCAGTAGTTAATGAATTGGGGGTTAATGGGTACTTGGTGGAACTCGCCATTATGGGCTTGGTTACCATAGATAGTTTGGGCTATCTCAACATATTGTTTGAGATTAAATTCAGGAAAGGTGGTCATTCTTAACCAATCTATCGCTAGTCCGTCAAAGTTGGGACAGGTCATTATGAACGTGCCTCCAGGTTTTAGAACTCGGTAGATTTCCTGCAAAGCCGGAATGATCTCGGTAATTGCCATATGTTCCAAGACTTCGTGGGCTTCAGCCCAATCAGCGTAGTTGTCAGGGAAGGGCATTTTTTGAATGTCGGCTTGAACAAACTCTGCTCCTTTTTCAAACATGGCGTATTTAAACTTGCCCGACGCTTCTTTGAAGTCTTTATCGGCGACGTACTTATCGACGTTGATCCAGCCACGTTTGGCATAAATTCCTGACCCCAAATTTAACCTGATTTCATTTGCCATAGCTGGTATCACACCTCCTCTTGGTAAGTAAAACTTCCATGATTCCGTTATTCACAAAACTAATGTGTTCTATTCTCCAGGGTTTGGGTTTATAGATCTTAAAGTTGTGAATACCGGCTTGCTGTTCTAAAGGATCAAAGTAAGAGAAAGTCGCCTCATTCATGGGGTTTACATTGCCAGGGTCTTGATAAAACAAGTAAGAACCGGCGTAAGGAACCGAGATCATAAATTGGCCATTGTATTTTAAGACCCGCCAAACTTCATTCATAAAGTCAATGAAGTGATTGTTTTCTCTGGGGACTTTTTGCAAGACCTGATCCGCCCGGACGATATTAAACGACTCGTCTGGGAATATCCAGGGTAATTTGTTAAAGTGCCAGGTTAGGTCTGCCCCGCCTCTGGAGTCCATGGTTAGGAAGTTGGGTTGCGGGTTTAACTTGCCCTCTAGGTCTAGGTTGACGCAAGACCTGTCTTTCAACAGCTTTTTAATTTGCATAATTGTTAATTATTCCGCCCCCTGTAAACGTCAGCTGAAACAGGGGACAGAACAATGCTGACGTTTAAATTGTTAATACTCTATACCGTGTTCATCCAATATTCCATGTAGCCTTTCAATCTCAGCGACAAGCTTGTCTCCATAATCATAGTGATTATGTACGTGTTCACTTCTACTAACTACCTCAAGGTTCTCTGGTCTATTGTCTAGTTTATTGTGGTTTATGTGATGAACTATCTCGTTTGGTTTTATATATCTACCAAGTTTTTTCTCGGCAACCAAACGATGTTCCATTACATATCCTTGACGATTGGCAAATGGGTGTTCTGGTTTATAAACATAGTTATATCCAGATGATGTTCTTGATATGCCGCCCTTCCATCTGGAAGCGTCTTTACCAAACCGACCATTGGGAAAACGCTTTTTCCAGTAATGTTTTAATGCGGCAATTTTATCCGGAGTAAGTCTAGTTTTCCTTTTAGGAACCTTGATTTTAAAGTGCCTTATTTTGTTAGATACTGCCCCGTAGGTACAACCTTGTTCTCTAGCGACTTGATGAAGTGATTTGTTTTGAATCTCTTTCTCAAGCCATTCTTTGTTTTGCAGTTTCGGATATTTAATCATATATCCGTATGTTATATCTAACAACTCACTCAGTCAATGCGATATTCACCTCACAGACTAGGCTGAAGGGAATTGTATGTCATAAGTGAGATTAACTGCCTGGTTAGTCGCCAGGGTTGACGATGCAAACGTGTTCCCTGCAAACATTGATCCTGCGCCCGTAGTTGAAACAGCGTACAAACCAACATTACCAATCGTGGTAGAGGCTAAGACGTTACTGGCTAAAGAGCCGGTAAATCTGAGTGTGCGTGAGGCTTCAACTGATCCGGCGACAGCGAATGAATTGTCGGTGTCAGCGATCTCAGCCGGTAAAGCAGTAAGGGTTGAGGCCACGGTACCGCCTGATCCCAACCGAGCGGATGAGACTTTGCTTGATCCAGCCACTCCACCCATGAGTTCAACAATATAGTGTTGCGCTCCTAAGTTGGTGATCATGTTGGGTTTCCAGCCGGAATCTCCCACAACTTTCATCTTGCCGGTTTTTTTGTCTTCCTCGACAATGTTGATGCGGAAAAACCCGCCCATTTTGGTATGATCTCTCATATTTCACCTCCTTTCTAACTATATGAATAACTGGCTCGGTTATCCCAAACATTGTCAAAGCTGTCGTTGCCGTCAGCCCATTGAACGTCTGTTAAATTTGAGCCACTGTAAGTAAGTTTCTGGATTCTCCATAAAGCCTCGTCTTTACCCGTACCCATTGCGGCTTTGCCGATATAGATGGGATTGTTATTTGAGTCGTATTCCATAGTGATAGTTTGTCTTGGATCGACGTTAATTAGATTCCCCTGGTTATCGACTTGGATTCTTTTTAACGTATTTGGAGTGGTACTAGCGTCCTCTCCGGTTAGAACTACAGCCGGGACACCATACTTCTCATCAAAGCCCTGGTTCTGCATTTCCTGGGTTGATTCCTTAATAACTGATCGATTGCCTATTTGGGTTGGCATTTAACTCCTGGTAACACTCACCGCGTCAGCGACGGTTGACTTACTAAATAGTGATGGGTATCTCCACACCCGGTATAAGATTTGAGTGATGGGGATAGAAGCGTCCTGGGCCATGTTTAATAGTTCTTGTTCAGAGTATTGAGTGTAAGGACCCGTAAGTGTGAGATCATTCTTTAAGATATACCAGAGCATTTCCTGAACACTCATATCATTAGGTTTGCCAAATATACGAATAGACATGGCTTCTTGCAGGGATAGGTCGGTTTTGGGTTCATTGGATAAATAGGTATTGGCAGCCTCTTGTTCCGACAAGAATGAATTGTTAGTTAAAGTATTCCAAATAGTTTGTTCGGTATTCTCACTCAATAGTCCCATATCTAATCCTTTCTCGGTCTATCTTGTCCATCTTCTCCATGAAGCGGACAAACTCGGCTATCTTAGCCACCCTTAAGTTAAAGTTTGAGTTTTTAGTATTAGTGGCTTTTTCTGCCTCCTCTATTAGTTTTTTGTAATTGTTAGGACCGTCTTCTAATTCTCCCATCTGAACTTTAGTGCGGTAGTAGCTATCTATGGTTCTTAGGTCTTCGGCCATGCTATCTGACTTATCCCAAATATCACCAACGTCAAAGTATTTCGCTGAATAAGGTTTACCGTTTAACTCCTCATATAAAGCGATTGGTTCTGCAGTTTTTGACGGTTCTAAAACTGGATCAGGGTTCTTAGCCTCTGGCGCGGTCTCGGTCTTTGGTTGAATTGCGGTTCTAAAGGCGGTGTCGGCGGGCATAATCGCTTATGATCCTTTCCATACGGTGTATTTCGTACAAGTCGTTACGCTTGTGGGCCTCTTTTAACGCTCGTCTCATGCTTTCTAAAGTGCTGTCCTTGGTTTGGTGGTGGACTCGGTTTAGTAACTTATTAGCGTGCCTACTTTCATAGCCGCGCTTGTCGCGGTCTTCTTCTAGTTTAGCTAGGTCTTCATATCGTGTAATCATTGTTTCCTTCTGTCATATTTAAGGTGACAGCTCCTACATAATTCAAACCAATCTTCGCGAACCCTGTGATATGTGTGGTCTTTGTTGGCCCACTCGGTTCGTTTCTTTTTAAGTAAACAGTGTTCGCAAATTCCGGTTTTAATATAATTGCGTCTCACCCAAGCATGGCAGTTTCGATAAGAAGCCCTATCTCCAAGCCAGTTTGGATGATTTTCTCCCTTAAAAAAGTAGTGATTGAGGCTTCGCTTGCTATTCCAATATTTCTTTATAGCCTCACTTCTCATTTTTCTCTCACTTGGCGAGTGTTCTCTACTCTTTTGAGTTTTTGATATGTTTTTTCTTGCCTCTGGGCTTAAATAACCATACTTACCTTTATTCCAGGGGGTCATTCCTTTTTGGAATGTCCCGCGCTGTGCCTGTCCCTTGCGAGAGCAAGTTATTGAACAAAACTTTCTCCGATGATCGCTTGTGTTAAAGTGCTTTTTACAGAGCTTACATATTTTCTGCATATGTCTCCTATGGTTGCTAGTGGGGCTGGTAAACCCAACCCTCACTAGCATTATACCATAGTCAGTCTATATTAGGACTGGTCGGTCGCCCCACTCTTAATTTCGATAATCCAATCCGACACTAAACAAACTGCGGACATGGTCATAGCCCATCCAACAGTAGAGTAGCGGTCAACTGGGTTCGAAGTATCACCTGGTCCTGGAGTCTTGGCGTAGACTTTCTGTGCATCACCCTCAAGGTCGGTCACGCCAAAGGCGTTCTTACCATGAACGAAGGTGTGAATCAGATCGGCGCTGGAAGTACCACCATTAGCGGTTTCTTTCCAGTTGGTCGTTTCCACGAATTTAACTCCGTGTAATCGGCCAATTTCGCCCTTATACAGATTGTCACCATCTTTGTAGGTGTGAGCATTTACCCACGTACTGTCTCCCATTAAATCATAGGAAGCGTAGGGGGAAGTCTTACCTAAGAAGTACCCATCGTCGTAACGCATAGCTTTGTTGGCTTTGAGGGTGCGGACGGCTTTCCTAACTTCGGCGGCTGATAATACATCAGTCGTACCTATGTTGGTTAAAGCGGCACTCGCTCCGGCCAGCTGGTCGGTATTGCTTAAAGCAAGACCTTTCTCGCGGATCATTTGATCGCGGGATTCGCCAGCGTTCTGGGCCATGATTTCGACGGCACTTTTCATCTTCGCGTCAACGGCGGTAAGTTTGATCAACTTGGACACTTTAGTGTATGAACCAAACTCAGAGAGCGTGGTGGATACGGTCGAAGCGGACAAACCAACCTCAGTGGGATTATCTCCCTCAGTTAGTTGAGCACTAATGATGGTTGGTGCGGTGTAACGGGTAAAGTAGATAACCTTACCAGAGGCTTCGGGTACAGGTCGCATTTGAGCGCCTTGTTCGTGGATTAACCAATGTTTGGCGACATCGACGAATAAGCGGTCATAATACTTCTGCATTAAAGCACTCAAGTAAGTTCTACCGGTTCCGGTTGTTGCTGCTGCCATAATATATTCACCTCATTTCTATAGGCACTATCCGTGGAGTTTTTCAATTTGCTTCTCGGCTTCTTCGATAGAGATTTCCCCAGAGTCTAATTGGCGCATGAGTTCTTCTTCACTTGAAACTCTTGAAGCATTTGTTTTTTCAGTAAGGGGAGCGGTTGACGCGGCTTGATCTTGCAATCTAGCTGACGCGGTGGCCCTCCCTTGCTGTTCTCCTCCTCGGCGGACATCCATCAAAGGTTCGATGAAGTCCCTTAACCGAACGCTGTGATCAGCCCTATAAGCCTTGGAGAAATTCTCTTTGGCTTTAACGACTGCCTTGGCAATCGCGGGATCGGCAAACTCACCATTCAACTCTGGATATGTTCTTTCTAAGTAGGAAACATCTTGTTCAAGATTATTCTTGAAAGTCATTTCCTCTCTTAGATTAGCGACTTCCAAAGAGGCGATCTCACGAGCCTTAGCTGTTAAGTGCTGGTCGTATTGATCGGGAGTCAATTCTTGTCCGGCAATATCAGCGAAACTTTGTTTGGGTTGTACCCAAGGAGGCACTACTTGTTCTGGATTAACTGTCCTCGGTTCCTCTTGGACAACTTGGCGCAAGGTTTGGTTCTCTTGCCTCAATTCATTGCGCTCATTGGCTAATCGCTGGACCCGCTTTTGCCCGCGTTCGGACTTTATTTCCGGTTCTTCGGTTTCGGCTTGGGTTTGCGCTTCACCCTCTGCTTCTACCTCTCCCCCGGTCGTTTGTTCAGGTTCTTGAGGTTCCTCGGCGGGTTCTTCTCCGCCCGTCTCTTGTAAGACTTCCTCTGGTTCGTCTACCATACGATCCTCTCTACACGCCACTGACTTGGTAATATCGATGTTCAGGCTGCTAACATCGCTGTTTAAATAACAGTAAACGGAGGCTGTGCCGCACCCCCCGTTTAGCGTTTTTCAAACACTGGTCCTTTTTCATTCATGCCGATTAAGAGCTTTTTAGGCCCGATATACACGGCATGGCTTAAATCGCATGAGTGGCAGACTAGGTGATAACCTTGCTGTCGCCACTCATGGCCGACTAAGTCTGTGTTGATGTTAAAGTGCCTTTCTTGATTCGGTAACGAGTTCTCTGGCATTTTCAACCCTCTTAACTAGAGTATTTAATTGATCTGAGACAATGTCGTAGACAACTGATCTCATCCCATACGACTTAAAGAAGTCGTCATCGTCACCCTCCAAGTTAAAAGTAGGTTTAATATTTTGTTTCATTGATTCAACGATCCTGGTAAAGACTTTCCATCCCGGCATCTCTGCGAGTTCTGAAAGTTCTAAATCATCTTTATCTAGTTTCTTATCCGTTTTCTCATTCCGTTTGAGATCACGGGCGAACTGCAATAAAGCTGATCTAGCCGGGGTCAAAGCATCAGTAGCCATTCATGCCTCCTGGTTGGGCGGGTATCTCGGATATATTGCCTAGTATCTGTTGGGCTGCCGCTTGAATGTCCGGGTCTTGATACTGTTGGGCTTGCTGTTGCTGTTGCATCATCTGTTGCTGAACCATGGGGTCTTCTGCTGGGCTATAGTCGACAATGATCTTCTCCCAATCCTGAACTCCCGACGCGGTCACTAGTCTTGTTACCAGTTCGGCAAAGTTGACGTCTTTCCCGTCTTTATGCATGGCCTCTATTAGTTGGGGCGCTTGCATAAACATTCCTAGTAAGGTGTTCATGTTAGCCACTTCTTTTTCCTTATCAGCAACTACCGTACTGCCTGACACCATTTGATAGTCAAACTTCGTTCCCCCAAACTCACCGGCATCGATACTTAATTCGCCTCTCTCGCCCCCTTCGTACATATCCAGAACATCGGGGTAGGTCTTACTTATCTCCTCAATCTCGGCTGCAAATAGTCTTAAAGTAATGGGTTTCTCTTGTTTAAGTGAGGTAAGGTTGACAAACTTACCAATAATCGACTCAATGGTTTTCTCCATTTGAAAGCGGTCCCAATTGTCTCGTGAAGACTCTCGTTGATCTAGCATTTTTAACGCCTGTGGGGTCCTTCCTAGTGATGGATCTGAGGTAGTATTAACCGTTGTGTCCGTAGTTCCAGCTTGGTTTAACATGGCGCTGATTAGGAATGAATAAGTTGATTGAAAGGTTGAGAGTCCTTGGGGGTTTAAATCTAATTGCTTGATCGCGTCCGGTCTGTTAACCAACCACTTAGCCGCCGGTTGAAACATAATTGACGAGGGAACGACCTGATCTTTATTGACCATGATTGGGGGAAAGAGAGACATCTTCACACCGTCTAAATACAAGTTAATTAAAGAGTTGACGGCTTTTTGTAGGGTCATGCCCCGTTCAAACTCGCCCATACCATAAATAGAATCCATTAAAGGAAAAGCGTGTTTGCTAATGATTGGGAGATCGCCGTCTTCGTGGGGATTATCTTTTTCTCTGACAATCACTTCAAAATCGGGCGCGTAAGTAATCCATTGGCCTAAGTCTTTTTTACCGCCGAACTTTCGATATTCGGTTCTGAACTCCACCATGTTGGCCGGAATGTCGGTACTCAGCTCGTTCTCTAACTTGGTTCTTCTCTCAGTGCTTAAACTGTCCCTTGATTTACCGCCCTTATCTTTTAAGACCTTCACAATCTCATCCAGGTTTTTCCAGTCTTTGCCTAGGTTCTTAACATACTCGTAAGAGTGCCAGGTAGAGACTTGAATCCAATCACTGTCGTTTAATGAAACCGCGCCCGGTTGAGGAAACACATCTCGTATGGGAAGTAGCCATAAATCGGGACCAATATAATCTCTTTTCTCATCCACGCGCCAATCCACCAAGCCAAAGAACACACCATAAACCAGGGAATAGAGGTCTAAGAGTCTAGCCTTAGTTAAGAAGTCAAACTGTGAGTTGGCATTGGGTAAGATATATTTCTCTAAACATAGGTTCATGAGTTTATTCTTGCCCTCGTCGTCCTTAGACACGGCCAAGCATTTACCGTTCGGTAGTTGGCCCATGACCCTAGCCGCCCGCTCTAAAACAATGGTAGAAAGTCTGGGGTCCAAGACGTTAGACTTAGTATCGTTGGTTATATTGTCGTTGAGGAAATTGTTTAAAAGTGCTTCTTTGTCGTCCCAAGTATCCCGGTAGTTAGTTATCGCTCTGTCTGAATTGTTGAAATTATCTTGAAGCTGTTTGAGAAGTGTGTCCATACCGCAAACTCCGTAATTGTTACGGGGTTTGCGTTGGTACGCTCAACCTCAACTTACTTATATATCGCGTCGCACAATAAGTCAAGCCTCTTTAGGGATTTCAAACCTAGTTCTGCGAAACTCCTGATACACCACGTCGGTAATGTAGCCTTTGTGAATCCTTAAAGTCACAGTAATTGATCCATAGGGGACCTTCTCCACCTCTTTAGCCACGTCTATAAAGGCTTTTAGGTTGTGTTTGGGTAACTCATAGATAGGCAGGCTCGTCATTAGTAAAATCCTTCGTTAAACAAGTTCTCACTAGGAAACTCGCCTTTAGATATTGGCTTCTGGTAACTCACGGCAAAGTATCTTAAAGCATCTAGGGCGTGGTCATTCGCCTTTTCCGGCACGTCAGGCTCGTTTAAGTCTTGGGCTTGGGAGACACTCTTTTCTTTCCAGCGGTAGGTTTCAAACTCATGGATGAGGTTGGTGCAGGTGGAGAATACATAAAGGCTTGCACTTCTTCCTTCGACAGCGGCGGCCATATGCCCCGGTATTTGTTTAAGTTTTTCTGCAACCTTCTCAATTCCATATCTGACCCACGTGTTGAAATTAGTACCGACTTCTTTGTTGGCGGGGGTGATGTAGATTCCACGACTCGCAAACTCTTGAATCCACTGCGCACCAGATGGGTCGCCATAGGTTGCAACAATATTTCTTCCTGGTAGCTTTGTATTGATAATTCCTGCGTGATAGTCAATTGTTTGGCCTGTTTGGTAATGTTCGTCAAAGACAAAAAGGTTTTCATCACTATCGACGGCGATCCATAAGCAACAGGTTGGATTCGTACTCCCGAAGTCCACACCTCTATAGATTTGCCAAGAGTCTGGAATGGTAAACGGCTCAACCACATGGATCTCCCTTGAAAACTCCTTGTAAACCAAGCCCGTATATTTCCTAAAATCGGCCATGTACTCTTGTTGGAAGGTGTCTTCCGTAAGTTCTTGTTTGGCATTGTCTATCTCCTCCTTTGAGATGTAGGGATTGTCATAGCTTGTAAAACGCCAAGATCGATAATCCCCTTCATTTTGTTGACCATGGTTATATAAGTCATAAAAATGGTTGAACCCTTTTGGAGTCGAAATAAATAAAGCCGGTGCGCTATAATCAGTAAGAGTGGGGCGTAGAACTTCTGACCAGAGCCAGTCCCAGTTTCTAATACTCGCGATTTCATCAATAACCAAGCCTCTAAGTTTGACACCGCGAAGAGCATCTGGATTTTCAGCACCTTTAAGTTCAATAATGCTTCCATTTTTAAGGGTAATTGATAACTCGACCTCGTTTTTCTTTTGGATATACTCTCTTGGTATTTCATTTTGTATCTCCCTCCAATGGATCATTTTTGATTGTTTGTAATTGGGTGAGACTATCCAATGGGTGCCAGGGTTTCGTAAGGCCCAGACAGTAATGATTAACCGAGAAAGAACGGATTTACCACTCCTGCGCCCAGAACAAACGATCCTAAACCGGTGGGGATCGGTAGCCACTTCCTCTTGCCAACTATTTAATGTCAATCTGTTTACCATCTTGGTTGACCACCTCAAACTTGTTAAATTGCTGGTTAATATCTACTAAAGGTACGTTCTTGAATTGTCGTTTCTCCAGCCACCATTTAGCCGTATCAAGGTTTTGGTCTTTGTGCATTGAATCAACAACTATGTTTTTGGCGACTATATCGCTGTAATGTTTGGCTGATTCCATTTTTGTCATAAAATCTTTATCTTCATCCAGCCACCTATAATACGTTTCCCTTGAGATTAGCGCGTAAGAGCAAGCTTCTTCGGTAGTTCCGCCGATCTTAAATATAGACTCCAGTTTTGTGACAGTGTCGTTAGTTAATTTGGTTGGTCTGCCTACTTTACCAATGGCGTTGTTTGTTCCCATTCTTCTTCCTTTCCAATAAACTTAGCATAGCGCTTTCTTATGACATCACAATATTTGGGGTCTATCTCCATCATGTAACAGGTGCGGTTGGTTTGTTCACAAGCGATAAGGGTAGAGCCTGAGCCACCGAATAAATCAGCAACAATATCGTCCTTCTTGGTTGAGTTGAGTAATGCGTTTTCAATCAATGCTATTGGCTTCATTGTCGGATGTAAATCGCTCTTGAGTGGCTTATCTATTTCCCAAGTAGAAAATTGATGTCTTCCGTTTCCGTAAAAGTTATGTGTGTTAATCCATCCAAACAAAATCGGTTCGTGTTTGTAGTTGTAATCAGTTCTGCCTAATACATGATTGTTTTTTACCCAAATTAGCATATGCCTTAAAGTTAATCCTGCTTTCTGCATCATCATCATCATCATCAGTAAATCACTGCCCTGGGGTGCGGTTATGTAATAACTTGACTTGTCGGCTAACATCATTCTCAAATTAACAAAACAAGCATAAATAAAGTTTTCAGTGTCCTGCAGACTCATATGGTCATTTTCAATCGGGGTTTGAATACGATTGCCCGGGGCAATCGTATTGAGATATTCATTCTTTGACGCATAACTTACCCCATACGGCGGGTCAGTAAACACCATGTCCGCTTTCTTCCCATTCATCAACTTCTCTACATCCTCAATCTTAGTTGAGTCACCACACATCAAGCGGTGTCTGCCCAACTGGTACACCTCACCCAATTTACTCACCGGGTTCTCGGCAACTTCCGGCACCTCATCTTCTATGGGTTCGGGGCCGTACTTGCTCAGTAAATCTTCAAGGCTGGTTGGTTGTCCCAGGTGGATTGAGTAGTCGCTTAATTTAATCGTGTCCCTGTATTGATTGATTAGCTCGGCCAAAGCCTCTTCCTCGTAATATCCCATCTCCTCGTTATCAGCCAAAGCTATCTCTACCTTCTCTGCCTCGGTCTTGGGATTGACCACACTTACCCACACATCAGTTATGCCTAACTCTCTGTAGGCTTTTAATCTCATGTTGCCACCGATTACCTCGCCATCGGGACAAATTATCAAAGGCTTAAATTGACCAAAGCGTTTAATCCTGTTCTTGAGTTCCTCAAACTTGTCCTTTTTAATTCCCCTAGGGTTTAAGTTCCACTCTCTTAATTCGTTTATGTTCCTGACATTATCGGCGTTAAAGGTTAGTTTCATACTTCTCTAGTAGCTTAATAACGTCTTGTTTTGCTTGGTTGTAGCCTTTGCCAAATGCGGTTCCGTAATCCCTATTCTCGCCAAGTAATACTTGCATAGCTTTAACTTTGTCTATCTTCATCCCCCCCACTTCCTCCCTCAATTCTTTTAATAACTTCTCTTTAGAGTATTTTAATTGCTGGTCGGTGTAGTCAAATGGATTTAGTTTCCTATGACCCTCAAAATTGGGACATATGGCTAAAACTCCCATAGCACAACCGCAGAGGGGACAGGGATTTGGTTCACTTGGTTCTTTACCTAATACAAAACCCCCTGTTTTAGCTTTTAATTTCATATTTTCCCTTTAATACTTGATATGTAACCTAGCAGGTGCATTATTGAATTAACATCGTAAGCTACCGTATTTTGGGTAGCTACCTTTTCCGCCCGTTCTACTAACCCTTCTAACCATTTCTTCTCTACCCAGACACCCTCAGTGGTTTGTGCTTTCATACTTCTCCAGTAAATAATTAACGACTTCTTTTAATATCTCTAACTTATCTTCTATCTTGTCGGCTTTCTTTACCGTTACATAGTCCTGGTCTTTTAAGTGCCATTCGTGAGTTATCCATTTATAACTTACCGAGTCTGAGGCCATATTCAATATCCTCCTCTCGCATTATCTTTTGTGCCTCTTTTAATGCCTCGGTTAAGTCTTGGTGGTATTTAGAGTACATTTTGCTGTCCCCTTGGTATTCGGCTAATTGGTAGCCGCGCTTACTTTTGGAGAGGTATAACATTGAATCAGACGACATACGGGCTTTCGTTATTTTTCAACTTCCTAATGATTTCCTGGTAGAACATATCGTTTGACTTAACCACCTTATTCTTTGCCATATCGCGCAAATCCTCATACACAGTCTCACCTAGTAATTCTTTGATAAACTCTACAAACTCTACAGGGTTATCATGCCCCCATCTATGACATCCGGCACATAAACACAAGGCATTTAACGGTTCATACCTGGTTGAGACGTACCGACGGGAGAAAATATGGGCTGTTTGAAGTTGGACTCTTACTGACCGATGACATCTCTCACATTCTCCAAGTGACCGGATAAATTGGCTGAATAACTTATCACACTTGGCCTTTAACGGCTTAATTCTGATCATAGATAACTACCCCCTCATCACTAACGTACTTGTATCCCTTTCTCTGATAAGCTCTTTGTCTACATGATGGACAGATTTTGGCTGACCGGGATAGGTACTCATCCCCACACAAGGGACATATTTTCCAAGTAGACTTTAAACCCGGTTCATTTGGCATAGCCCTCCGAATATTCGCAGTTTGTGATCTTTTCTCCCCGGTTATACATACAGAGAACTTGACCGACGTTCCCATGGTATTGTTCTAAGTGTTCGGCTACCCAAAGAGTGACAAAGGCTTTACCTTCCTTGAAGGTATCAAAACAGTGTTTTAAGTGTGGCGCGTAACCCCACTCGTTGACTTTTCCGACTGACCGACAATAGTTATGTAGTGCTATGGGGTTCTTGTTTGTCCCCCGGCTTGATTCTGATTTCCAGATGTAATCAACTAAATCAAGAATGTTGGTGTTTAAAACCTCCACGTTCACCGGCACTTCCTTGATCTTTTCTACTTCAATTACCCTTGAATCCCCTAACGGTGATAAAAACTCATTGGCCGCCCTCACATTATCGGCCAGTAAATCCAAGCCCAAATACCCACTCACACAAGATAATGCTATAAGACATATTAAAACCAGGTTGTATTGTTTTCTAGACACTCGCTTGGACAAGCGTGTCATAAATCTCCTTGTCTTGCTTGAAGGCTTTTTGGCCTTCGAGCAAACCAATTAATTCGTTTACTTGATTTAGATTTAAGTCGGGGAAGTGTTCCACCCCGTAACGCTTTTTAGCCCGTTCCTTGGCTTTCTCGGTGTCATGGCCTAACTCGCGGCAGAGAGCGAAAAACCGTTTCTGCCTAATCTCTAGCTCGTTGTCGCGCAATTGGTGTTTTAACCACTTGCCTCGATCTTCCCAGGACATTTGTTGGCCCATAAACGGAACCTCCTTGAATTTAATTTCTGGAATGAAATAGCAAACAAACCTGCCCTTACCGGCGCTCGTTATCCTTCCCGCTGCCCGTAGTTCTCTGGCCCTTCTCCCCGCCTCACTCCCCAGAAGTTTTCCATCAAACACCGCGTTTCGTTCTTTAGCTGGGGTAAATGATCCAGTTTTCTTGATGTACTGGTAAACTAATTCTCTTTGGGTCATATCAGTTAATTTGCTTTGAAGCTAATAATTCGCGATAAGCGTTACCTAAACTTGGAATTTCTGTGATTGAAGATTTTAAATTTAAATTTATGTTCTTCTTCTCTTTCTCTTTCTCTTTCTCTTTCTCTTTCTTAGCAAAGTGACTTCTAAGTGACTTTGTAGTTGCTTTGTAGTTGTTTTCTGTCTTGTAGGCTGTCCAGTTATCTAAGCGATTAGCAATCTCCGGCCAAAAGAGACAATTATGTTTTTTAAAGAAAATTTTGTATTTATTACAAAACGCTAGAAATTCTCGTAAATATTCCGGTGTAACGCTACATTCATCTGCTAAAGTTTCAATTGTGTGTCGTGAATCTACCATTCCCCACGTTTTTTTGTCGCCATTTACGTTATCAGCGACAAGTTCTATCAGCGTTATGTACACGCCATAGCCTTGCGCTCCAAAGTGACTTCTAAGTAACTTGGAAGTTAGTGTGGAATGATCGGTGGTGTAGTGCTTAAACCATCTCATCTTGTTTACTTTCACCGGGGCCACTCGGTTAGAGCGAAGTAAACCGGGCAAGCTATTTATTACTTTCCTCTTCGTAACTCTCCATCGCGCCCTCTATGTCGCTTTGGAGCATTCCAATCTGTTCCGGTAAAGCTACCTCTCTGCGGTAAACTTCTTCACCGTCACATTTTTCGGTTACTATGATTTCGATTTTGTATTGCATATGTTTTGAAGTCTGGGGCGGGTTAGGTTTGTTCCGTTTGCGGTCACTTAGCTTCCCCCGCCCCTAGTGAGTGCTGACCAGCCGCTCACCAATGAGAGTTACGCTTTTTAGGGCCTAACTCCCCTTGGTGGAGGGCAACCCTGTCCAGTTACCCTCGTTGGGCCTCTATATCGCGGTAGTAAAGTGCTTACTTCTGGTTGGCCTCCGGACAAGAGAGGCCAATCACAAGCAATCAGAGTTAATTGGGCATATTTGGGTCTAAAGCACATCCTGGCCGGTGGTAGTCTCCCACGGCCCCGCATTCGGAGCAGGGTTCAGTTGCTTTTTTAACCGGTTGGGGTGTATATTTAGCTTTGTAGAGTTGTGCTTTAACGGGACTGGCGACAGTTCCGTTTTTGGTACTAGCTAAATTGCCGTCGTCATCTTCTTCTGTGGCTAATCCCAAGATTGAAGCATACGCATAGCGCCTGGCGTAACTTATGGCGCTACCGAATCCTTGCGGATCGTTTTTTACTGTCGGCAAAGTTAATTCGGATCGGATAAATTCACCGGAAGTGTGCATTAGGTAAGTGATAACCAACACTTCTTGTTCGTGTATCGCCTCGTCGTTACCCTGGGTGATAGATAACCCGTTTTTAGCTAAGATCGGCTTAACGGTCGCAATTACGTTATCCAGGGTGGCGTATTTGGATTTGTAAAAAGGGTTATTAGCGTCTTTGGTAACTGCCTTAAATTCGCTTTGTGCCTTACATAAAGCGGTGGCAATTTCTTTGATTGATTGGGAAGTTGTCATGTTATTTCACCTTCTCTCTAAGTTCTTGGCGGCGTTTCTCTACCGCACCCATAAAATCTATTCCGTTATTCATACTCAGGTATTTGGCGTGGTTTTTATCTACCACCCGCATAAGTTTTTCGTAGTCAACTACTTCCAAAATTTCCGCTAAACGCATCAGATCGTTTTCACTCATCATTTCTTTGGCTAACCTAAATCTCATGACCGAAGTTTCTAAAATATTCATCCGGTGGTCGCAATAACGGCTTAGGTTCGTTTGCATATCGCTGCCTTCCAATCTTCATCAATCCAAACAATTGGTTGAGATTTAATTGAGAACTTGCCTAAGCGATCCCGGTTGTACTTTCTGGCGGGTTTGGGAAAAAGGATGTACCAAGCACCCTCGAACATTTCGGTTAAGAAGTTCATTTGACCTCCCTTGGGTAATCTTGTTCGATTGCTTGTCTGGAAGTACCGATAATGTCGGCTATTTTTTGGGAACTGTAACCCAGGTCATACAAGTGCATGACGTAAGGGCGTGATCTATAAATGCCATATTCGGCAATTAAGTGAGTGATTGCACGAAGTTTTGACTGTGCGAGTCCTTTGGTGTAAAATTTGGGTGTCAT